GGAAGAGCAAAGGCGTAACGCGATACGTCAAGCGTTCTATGTTGATCAGCTCCTACTTGGACAAGGGCCGACGATGACGGCCACAGAGGTCTTACAGCGCAACGAAGAGAAGATGCGTTTGTTGGGGCCAGTGCTAGGACGTTTGCAAGCAGAGCTCTTGCAGCCGCTGATATCACGCAGCTTTGCGTTGCTCCTTCGTGCGGGTCTTCTGCCCCAGCCACCGCAAGAGCTGCAAGGGCAAGATATTGATATAGAGTATGTCAGCCCATTGGCGAAAGCGCAGAAAATGACAGACCTGCAATCAATGCTTCGCGGTTTTGAAACAATGCTGCAGCTGAGCCAGGTGGCGCCGGTTATGGATTACTTGGATCAAGACAGGCTGGTTGAATATGTTGTGGAGACAACAGGTATGCCAGCGCGCATTATCAAGAGCTCGGCACAAGTACAGCAAGAGCGTCGTCAAAAAGCAGAGGCAGCTGCCCAGGTCGTGGCTCAGAATCCAGAAAATGGCTTGAGTATGATCCAGCAAATGCAACAAGCAACAAGCAGTCTCGCAGCTGAATGAACAAAGAAATCAAAGAGCTGAAGCTCGCCTATCGCCGGACCTTCAATACCGAAGACGGTGAACATGTTTTACGTGATCTCAAACGTCGGTTCTCGTTTGAGACAACCACATTTTCGAATGATCCTTATGAAACCGCTTTCAATGAAGGACAACGCGCAGCCATGCTGTTGATCATTCGGATGTTGTCCGAACAAAAGGAACCAAATAATGAGCGAAGCAGTAGCTGAGGCAATCCACGACACTGGATCTCAAGAGGCCGCACCGGCACCTACTTTTCACGAAACCTTACCAGAAGACATTCGAAACGAACCAAGTCTTAGAAATTTTACAGACGCTGGTTCATTGGCAAAATCCTACGTTCATGCTCAGCGCATGATCGGAGCGGATAAAGTTGCAATACCAGGCGCAAGCGCAACACCTGATGAGTGGCGCGCAGTCTACACAAAACTAGGTGCGCCAGATAAACCTGACGCCTACGCTTTTGAAAACGTAGACGAAGAGACAATGTCATCGATGCGTCAAGCAGCCTTCGATATGGGGCTGACACAAGCGCAAGCCAACGGCATGGCTGAGTTCTACAACAGCCGGCTAAACGGATATAACGAAGCTTTTAACCAAGCCTCTGAGCAAATTGCGATGGATAATCAGGCAAGTTTGCAGAAAGAGTGGGGCAAAGCTTTTAACAGAAATTTAGATATCGCTCGCAACACTGCAACGTATTTGCTGGGCGGTACAGAGATGTTTGATGAGATCCAGCTTGCAGATGGGTCGTTCCTGGGAGATCACCCGGGGATCATCAAAATGTTTCACGCTTTGGGCAAAGAGTTTGGAGAAGATCAAATGGTTGGCGAAGCAACTGAGATGGTCATGACCCCAGACGAAGCTCAACGCAAAATCGCAGAAATGATGGCTCCTGGGACGCCGTACCATGACAAGATGCACCCGGAGCATGATTTTTATGTCCAAGAAGTCGGAAGGCTTTTTGAATATAAGGTCGGATAACCGAAAGGCCCGACAGGAAGCTTGTAAACAAGCGGCTTAGCAGCCTCATAGCAGTCCGGCCCCATCGGGACAACCAGACGCCGTAACCCTTAAATTTTATCTGTAAAAGGATGACGATATGTCTACCCAAGTGACAACGGCATTCGTCCAACAGTTTTCAGCTAACATCTCTATGCTCTCGCAGCAAATGGGATCTCTACTGCGCAGCGCAGTAGACGTTGAATCTGTGAACGGCGAAAAAGCCTTTTTTGATCAGGTGGGATCGGCAGCGGCTGTACTGCGCACAAGCAGACACGCTGACACCCCGCTTGTTGATACACCGCATAGCAGACGCATGGTCACTCTAAGTGATTATGAATATGCTGAATTGGTTGACGATGCAGACAAAGTGCGTTTGCTGGTTGATCCAACAAGCACATACTCACGCGCAGCCGCCGCTGCGATGGGTCGTGCAATGGACGATGTGATTATTGCAGCTGCGCTTGGCACTGCAAAAACTGGTAAGGACGGTGGCACAAGCACTGCGCTTCCATCAGGCCAGAAAATTGCGCATGGATCTGCAGGTCTTACGCTTGCAAAATTGCTGTCAGCAAAAGAGATCCTTGATGCAAATTCCGTTGATCCATCAATTCCGCGTCACATCGTTGTGTCACCAAAACAGATCTCAGATCTTTTGAACAACACAACTGTGACATCGAGTGACTTCAACACTGTCAAAGCGTTGGCTCAAGGCGAGCTGAATAGTTTTGTTGGTTTTAACTTCATTGTCTCTAACCGTCTAACCACAGACAGCAACTCTGACCGCCAGGTCATTGCGTTTGCCTCAGACGGGATAAAGCTTGCAATGGGTAAAGAGCCGCAAGCGCGCATCGATGAACGTGCCGACAAGTCATATTCTACGCAAATCTACTACTGCCAATCTATCGGGTCGACCCGCATGGAAGAGGAAAAAGTAGTTGAAATTGCGTGTAATGAGTAAAGGAGACTGACTAATGGCTACCGTTTATTCAACACAACGCACAAACACTCGGGCAACCCCGGTTGTTATGAACAAAGCCAATGAGCTGGGTGGACGTATTCGCGTTGCTCATGGTACATATGAAGCATCTTCTTTGGCATCGGGCGATGTCATTGAGATGTTTATTCTGCCAGATGGCGCACGTTTGCTCGAGGGATCTCTCGCGCATGATGCGCTAGGTGCATCAACAACACTGTCTGTTGGTTATGCTGCGCACACAAACGCAGCTGGCACTGCAGTAAGCGCGTCTGCAGCTGCATACAAAGCAGCGGCTGCGTCAACATCTGCGCAGAAAGTTGACATCCTGGCCACCCTGGCTCTGGGCTCCGGCACAGAGACAGACACCAACGAAGACGGTGTTGCAATCACCGTCACAATGGGTGGTGCAGCTGGCACAGGAACCATTGAGTTAACAATCAAGTATGTTGTTGACTAATGGCAAAAACTCCGGCTTGGCAGAGAAAAGAGGGTCAAAACCCGAAAGGCGGTCTGAACGCGAAGGGCAGGGCGTCTGCGAAGGGTAACCTCAAACCTCCTGTGAAGTCGGGCAACAATCCACGGCGCGCTAGTTTTCTGGCGCGCATGGGCAATATGCCTGGGCCGGAGAGAGACAAGGATGGGAAACCAACCCGTCTTTTGCTCTCTCTTCGCGCTTGGGGCGCATCTTCTAAACCGGATGCACGAAAAAAAGCCAAACGCATTTCTATGATAAACAAAAACAAGGCTAAGGCATGACCTCAGTTGTAGACATAGCCAATTTCGCGCTGAACCAGATCGGTGCTTCTAACATCACTGCTTTGGATGAAAACAGCAAACCGGCGCGCATTATCAATCAAAGATATGAATCCGTGCGCGATGCGGTCTTTCGCGCTCATCCTTGGAATTGTTTAATCAGACGTGTGGAGCTGGCCCAGGACAGCGAAACGCCGGCGTATGGTTACGCAAAACAATATACGCTCCCCGCAGATCCATACTGTCTTAGAGTGTTAGAGTTTTCAAACGGGACGCTGACCTATCCCAGAGACAATATGTTTTCAAATAGCAATGGCCCTGCCTTCGTTATTGAAGGGCGTAAGCTTGTCACAGATGAGGCCGTCGCTAAAATAAAATACATTGGCCGCGTTACAGATCCTAATGAGTACGATGCAAACCTGATCGATACTCTGGCAGCGAGACTAGCCTTTGAAATTTGCTACGCGATAACGGGCTCTACCAGCATGGTTCAGCTGACGTCTGCAGTCTTCGATAGCAAACTGAGCGAGGCGCGTTATGTAGACGGCACAGAAGGCGCCCCAGAGCGCATAGAGGCGTCAGACTTCATAGAGGCAAGAATGTAAATGGCGCGCTCTGCACCGGCTCTCAGTACCTTTACGGCTGGCGAGATCAGCCCACGCCTCGAAGGGCGCGTCACGATCTCCAAGTACAAAGAGGGTTTGTCTGAACTGACCAACATGATCGTGCATCCGCATGGTGGTGTGACCAGGCGCCCTGGTACAGAGTTTTTGGGCGAGGTTAAAAACAGCGCAAACTTTACACGTCTCATTCCTTTTGAGTTTAAAACATCTGACACATATGCGCTGGAATTTGGCGACAGTTACATGCGCGTGTTTCGCAATGGTCTACAAGTTTTGGACAGTGCCAAAACGATAAGCGCAATCACCCAAGCAAACCCCGGGGTCTTAACGAGCACATCTCACGGCTACAGCAACGGCGATGAGGTATTTCTTTCCAATAGCAGCGCCATGACAGAGCTTACGTCGAGGAACTATCTGGTCGCCAACGTCACGGCAAATACGTTTACTCTTACAGATCTTTTTGGCAATGCCATAGACACGACAAGCTTTACGGCCTTCGACAGCGGGGTGACCACATCACGGTTGTTTCAGATCACAACGCCGTATGGACCAACCGATTTGCCTAACCTGCGCTTTGCTCAAAGCGCTGATACAATGTATCTGGTGCATCCTGACTACGCGATACGAACGCTGACACGCACAGATCACAATGCCTGGACCCTTTCGACAGCAACGATTGTAGGCGCGCCAAGTCCCAATCTTAACAACGCGAGCGACAATTATCCAAGCGTTGTCACATTCTTTGAACAGCGCCTGGTTTTTGGCGCAACAAACAACAATCCGCAAAGCCTGTGGTTTAGCAAATCAGCTGACTACCTTAATTTTACAGTTGGTACAAACGACAACGACGCATTGATTTACACCATCGCATCGAACAAAGTGAACGCTATTAGGTATCTGTCAGCGACCAGGATTTTGACGATTGGAACAGCCGGCGGTGAATTTGTTCTAACAACAACCAACGGCGGTCCTGTCACACCTACGGCAACGGTGATCCGCAAATATTCCAATTACGGAACGACCGATACAGAGCCTGTCCAAGTGGCTGATGTGACGCTGTTCATCCAGCGGGGGGCGCGTAAGGTGCGTGAGTTTCAATATGCTGGTGACATTAATACCAACGCGTATGTGGCTCAAGACATTACGATTTTAGCAGAGCACATCACAGAAGGTGGGCTGACTGAGTTCGCTTACCAACAAGCGCCGGAAAGCATCATATGGGCGTTGCGGAACGATGGAACTCTTCTAGGTCTCACATACCGGCGTGAAGAAGAAGTCTACGCTTGGCACAAACACGTCATTGGCGGTGCATTTGGATCTGGTCAGGCTGTTGTCGAAAGCATCATGACCCTCCCAACAGACAGTGGCGAAGACAATTTGTATATGATTGTGAAGCGCACAATCAATTCAGTTACAAAGCGTTACGTTGAGCTGTTAAAGCCGTTTGACTTTGGCGACAGCTCCACAACTTGTTTCTTTATTGATAGCGGCTTGGCCTATTCTGGAAGTGCCATATCATCAACGTCCGGCTTGTTTCACTTAGAGGGTCAGAGCGTTAAGATCCTTGCCAACGGTGCCACGCACCCAGACAAAACTGTCAGCTCCGGCGGTATTGCTTTTGACTTCTCTGTGACGTCAGCTGCAATTGGCTTGGGCTACACCAGCGCGATGCAGACGCTGCGCTTGGAAGCGGGATCAGCTGATGGCACAAGCCAAGGCAAACCCAAGCGCATTCACGCGGTTACGCTGCGTTTGGACAAGACCGTTGGTTTGGAAATCGGCACAGACAGTACAAATTTGGACCGTATCTTTTTCCGCGATGATTCAATGAACATGGACACGGCCATACCGCTGTTCACCGGCGACAAAGAAATCGAGTTCCCTGGTGGTTTCGACGATGATGCAAAACTGTACGTGCGTCAGGATCAACCGCTTCCCATGACAATCCTTGCGCTCTTCCCGCGCCTCAACACGTTTGATATCTGATGCTTGAGTTACTTGCTGCCATAGGCATTATCTCCGACATAGCCGGCGGTGTGTCTGCGAAAAATGATGCTGACAAAGCTGCAGCCGCGGCAAAAGAAGTTGGCGAGTTCAATGCCAAAATCATTGAGCGCGATCTTACGATCCTCGAAAACCAGCGCAAAATTATCAACGCTAACGCCAAACTAGATGAGAAGATTGCGCGCCATAAGTTTTCGGGGGTGCAAGGATCTGTTGTCGCTGGCTATGGCGCAGCGGGTATTGATATCGCTTCCGGCACACCCATGCGCGTTCTGCGTCAAAACGCCCGTGAAT